TTAACAAAGTCTGTAGCTTCATGGGAAGAGATAATGCGTACTGGTTTTGAAGAAGATGGAGAAACGCGTTCGTTCATTATGCGGTTGACTGGAATGGAATAATCCAAATCGCAGATACAAAGTCCATTGCTTATGGTGGAGGTACTGCTGCTAATAAACGATTTGTACATGTAGAGTTATGCGAAACAGTGGACTATACAAAATTCAAACGCAGCTATGATAAATATGTTAAGTTACTAGCTAAAATCTTACGTGACCTTAGATTATCTGTAGAAAAAGGATTATGGACTCACTATGATGTAACGAAATACCTTGGTGGAACAGATTATGAAGATCCACTTGACTACTTAAAGTTTCATTTATTTTGTGCGGGCTGAAAGGGATGGTTGGTTAAATCTTGGTGGGGATCAGTGGATTAAGAACGATCCATCTTATGTGCAGTTTAATAAGAAAAGTACAGTTGATTCATCTATTGTAGGGAAGCGTGTGGTTTCTAAGGTTAATAATCTACGTTTCTATGATGCTCCATCTTGGCAGGTTTCGTAGATGCAGGTGAGGGATATACAATTGAAGGAAAGGTAAATATGGACGGTCCACTACAATTTAAGGTGCACCATTGTATAGGGAAAACATATTATATTACGATTAATGAAGTTTATGTGTATGTAAGATAACTGTATTACTACAATATAGTACAATCATAGGAGGTAGTTATGTGTTTGATAAAAATGAAATACAAAAGATAAATGGGATACTTCAAGCAAATGCATTAAATCCAAATGTAATTGGCCCTACACTTCCCCCAATCCCACCATTTACTTTACCAACCGGTCCCACGGGTCCAACAGGAGGGACAGGCCCAACGGGAGGAACGGGTCCAACAGGAGGGACAGGCCCAACGGGAGGAACGGGTCCAACAGGAGACACAGGCCCAACGGGAGGAACGGGTCCAACAGGAGACACAGGCCCGACAGGAGCAACTGAAGGTTGTCTTTGTGATTGCTGTGTTTTACCTATGCAAAGCGTTTTACAACAACTTATTGGAGAAACTGTTATTCTTGGCACTATTGCAGACACACCCAACACGCCCCCACTTTTCTTTCTATTTACTATCACTTCCGTGAATGATTTTTTAGTTACAGTTACAGATGGCACTACAACCTTTGTGGTCAATATTTCTGATGTAACAGGAGTAGGTTTTTTACCACCAGGACCACCTATAACATTACTTCCACCTACCGATGTAGGATGCGAGTGTGAATGTCGTGAACGACCAATTAGACAGTTACTGGATGCGTTTATTGGATCTACAGTGAGTCTTTTAGCAAGTAATGGTTCTATTGCAGCGGATTTTAACGTGGAACAAACGGGACTTGGTATAGTACTAGGGACATTACCTATAAATCCAACTACAACTGTTAGATTTGCTATTTCAACTTGTAAAATTACAGCTGTGAATATAACTCCTGCTACGATATAGTGGATTTCTTTCAGAAGTATCTGTTCCTAATAGATTAAAAAGCAGAGTAGACAATCTACGTTTCTATAATGCTCCATCTTAGCAGGATAAAGATGGAGCTGGTTCTGTAGATACAGGATTGGGATTTATAATTGATGCAAAAGTGAGTGTCAATGGTTCGCCACAGTATAAAGTACATAACAGTAAAGGAAAAACATACTATACTACTACAAATGAAGCCTATGTATTTACTCATCTAACACAATGTATCTTCATGATTAATTAGCTGTGTCCTCTTGCTCTTTCTAAGTCCTCTATCTGTAAATTCTCCACAACTATATTATTGGCGTACAATAATTAGGTAAATGTGTCTAAATGGTTTTCTAAGCGTACAAAATTCCCAAATTGATATGGTAAGTTTATGAAAATAATAGTGAAAAATAATATATATGTCTAATACACTATCGAGTTTTATCCATATTATCTTATTAAGAATTACAAAAGGAGGTGGAAAAAGAATGGACGAGCATATACAACCTCAACTTTCACCGCCATGGATCACATATTTTAATGAACTTAGAAATTCAGTAGGAGCTGATCCAACTGTAACAGTAGGTCCGCTAATACCGACTGATGGAAATTTTATTATTTTAGTACAAACTACGGATTTTGAAAAAGCGATTACATTAGCTACACTTCTTAAACCTACAGTGCAATTTGGCAATGTAACTATTATTGTTAGTGTTATTGGGGATGGGATTGTAAATCCAATTCCTTATCCTTTAGACGCTTTTGAACTTGTACAAGTTGTTGTACAGCCGCAGTTCTCGGGTGGAGCGAATGTTGTTTTTCCAGTTTTTTCTGCAGAAGTAATACAGTTTTTTAATGATGATATATCTAATCTGTGTCAAACTTTCACAGAAGTCGCTGCAAAAGTTTTTCGTGATGTAATGAATGATGCAATATGCGGTATACCGATTTTATACTCGACAAGTTGTAGTACAAGTACTGAAACTACATAATTTATTGGTGAAAAAACTGATCAAAATAAAGAAATACAACCAAAATTGTTTTATTAATTTAAAAGAGACATTTCCAATTTTAGGAGATGTCTTCTTTCATTTGTAAAACGAATACATGTCCTAAGAAATTTACTTCATTTATAAAAATTCTTATATATGATTAATAGAATAATTATAAAAAGTGCTAACAAGTTTGCAAACGAACTTACTAACACATATAAGAAATAGATAAAAAATATCGCTGATATGTCACCTTCAAATATAGACTTAATCATATAGAAAACACTAATACTGAATACTCATAAAATCATTCGTGATATCAAAGATAGATAATGTATTCAAGGAATTTTGATACCCGATATATCTAGAAGTCCATAATAAGTTTTTGAGAGTGTACGTACTAAAAAATATAGGCTGGTTAATAAAATTTTATTAAAATGCTGAAACTTCGATAGTCGCGGTTGTTATTAAAGTGATTGGGATAGTAAAGGTAATTGTATTTGTTGCTCCACCAGAAATAGTAAGTACGCCAGTGTCAATTACCCTATCGGTAAGAATTAATGTTGGTAGATCCGTATTACCGGTAGGTCCAATTGAACCTGGATTTAATGCGGTGGTATTGGTTTTAACTCGACTTCAAATAATTCACTTTCAAGTTCATTAAGTGCAAACATTGATACAGGGTATGGAGATGTATTAGACAAAATTTGTGATGAAATAGGTTCTCCTAATGATGAGAAAAATGTAACAAACACTTGTGAAAGTGGAGGGACCATAATGATAATACGATCAGTTTTTTGTAACGTATGAACCAACTCCAAAATTATATAGTTTATAAGAATTCAAAACTATATTCGATAAATATGAAGATATTTTTATTAAGGTTTTTCCATTAGTGAATTGAGAAAATTAATACATTCTATCTTTCTATGAGTGGGGGGTATACAATAGCGTATGCTTGTCCAATTTATATGTGAGAAGCTAACTAAAATTTTACTGGTTTCAGGATTTATATGAGTGATTATAGCATTATTAGTCATACTAATAAGGGTAAGACCGCATGTCCATCAACTTAATTTTTAAGTAGGTCAATTTTGAACAATAAGAAATTCTATTAGTTACAAATGGCTAGTTTAATTCTGTAGGACAAGGTGAAATGTCTAATTCGAAAAATTGAGCGCTGACTAATTCACAATACGGTTGTTCGTTATAAAACACTGTATTTTCGAAGAAGTATTTGTCTAAACGTGGTAAATCACCATTTTTAGGCTTAATAAGGTGAGACGTAATTGGATAAAGAATAGAGGAATTGCTAGTAAGTATAGGCAATACTTTTTTTATATTTGTTTTTTGTAAAATTATTGTAAAATATAAATACAGTATATAAATATATAGTATATAATGTGTACGTAATATGTTTGAGATGTTAGGGGTGATGTATATGATAATTACGTGTAACTTTTAAAAGTGTTTCTTTAATAACGCATTATTCTAATAAATAGTTTTAAATTCTTCTTTTAGATAGTTAGTTTTAAATTGATTAGATTAAGTAATTGTTATTTCTCATTTTTTGATAATCAAGACAAATGAAGAGAGGAAGTACTCAATACATGGAAAAATTACGGTTATTAACATTTAAAAATATAGTAGAGCCACTTTTAAAGGAACATGTCTCATTTATATATTTTCCTATTGAATGGCTAGACATTGTAGAGATACATTATAAGACATTTTTATTAACTAGTAAGTTAAAGCGTTTAAATGAAAGATTGTATGATATGTTTTCTGATATATTGTTTATTCAGCATAATCCGTATGTATTAAATGAAAATACGCCATGGATTGTGTCAAAAGAACCAATTAGGCAAGAACAACTTGATTATATATTTCAAAGTTGGTATGAGGTCATTCATGATTGGAAACCGAATCAATTAATGGAACCGCCAAAATATGAATGGCATGACGATTTGATTTCGAATGTAACAGTATTACATGATAGTGAAACGTTTTCTAAATGGGTACCCGCATTAATTTCACATGTTTTTTGTGTACAACCTATACGAATTGAGAATAAAAATGAAGAAATCTATTTTTCTCCACTTCGATCACAAAATATTTGTGAGGCAATGTCAGAGCCGATTAAAGATGAAAAAACACAAGACTTTTTCGCCTATGTATACCGATTTGAATGTATAACTCGTGGTGGTGAGAATATTCCATTATTAAAGGTTACAGTAGGTATTCGGAGATTCTACCAAGAATATAACCATCCCGATATCCCTTTACTTTTGCGACGAAAACGAGGCATGATATTGATTTCTACTTCAGAATTTGCATCAGATAATAAAAAAATGCGGTTTGTAAAGTTAAAAGTACAACAAGCTACAAACGGTATGAAATGGATTAAGTTATTTAGAACATTAAAAGATGATTTTCAAATAGGTGGAGAAATTGAATTAGACCATATTGTCCAATATCCGAAAGATTATATTGTCGGAACAAATAGAAGAGTATTACTTCCGTATAATGAGAGAATATATAAAGTGCAAGGTACTAAAAAAAAGCTAGGTATAAAAGTAAAGGAGAAAGGATATCTATTTAAAGAATTTCAGCGGAAATTCTCTCATTTCACATTACTGCCAGAATGCAAAAGGGTAGCAACAAATAATGAAAATGAATTATTATCATTATACCCATCTAAATCTGCCTATAACAAGAGGTATTAGCGCCTTATTAAATATACTATTGCCCACAATTTGCCCACGAGATTTTAAAAAATCATCATATTGATTCACTGCGGTTTCTTCCATAGATTTTGTTACATGTAGATAAACATCTGCTGTCATATTAATAGTGGTATGTCCAAGGCGCTCAGAAACATATTTTATATTTGCTCCACTTTGTAACAGATGTACAGCATGTGTATGCCTGAAGCCATGTAATGTAATGTATTCGAAGCCACCATTTTTGCATGCTTTTTTCAAAAACGCTAGCGTCGAAGCTTGTAACATACAAGAATTATCTTCATTGGTAAACACAAAGTTATAATCCTTATAATATTTTCCGTTTTTTAAGGTGCTTTTAGCTTGTTCTTTTTTTATCGTCTTTAAAAGTGCTAATGTAGAAGCATCCAAAGTAAGTGTTCTTATACTACTTTTATTTTTAGGAGGTCCGAATTTTATAGATTGATTTCTTTGAGTGGTAATTAAAGTTTTGTTGATATAGACTTGCTTTTTTTCAAATTCTATATCATTCCATTGTAACGACAAACATTCTCCGATTCGTAAGCCAGTTCTCGATAAAAACATAAATAGAGAATAGTATTTAAAAGTAGCTTGTTCATTTAAAACATAGTTTAAAAATGATTCTAATTCATCAATGTCAAAGCATTTAATTTTTTTTCGATTGTCAATTACCTTATGTTCTTTGATACTAATTTTATTGGTTGGATTCTTAGTGAGAATTTCAAGTTCATTAACCGCTATTTCCAATGCATTGTGCATTGTAGAGTTAATGAGTAAAACGGTTTGCTTACTAAGTTTTTTTAGAAGATCATTTATAAATTTTTGGTATTTAACACGTGTTAAATCTTTTAATTTTATGTTACCAAATGCAGGTAATATATACAATCGAATATTCTTTTTATAAACTTTATATGTTTGTTCAGAAATAGTTCCTTTTTTATAAGTATCTAACCATTCATACATATAAGCGTTGAAAGTTAAATTACTAATATTTACGCCAATCCCGCTAGCTAACTTTTCTTCAACCTTAGCAGCAGCTAATTGTGCTTCTTTCTTTGTTTTGAATCCACCTTTAGATGTTTCTTTATACTTTCCCAACTCTTTATATCTAACACGATACTCCCATTTATTATTTCTTTTTCTAAAACTAGCCATTAAGATCACTCCATTCAATTTTCAAAAGAATGTTCGGCCTATTATGTTGTAAAATATATACCGAATTTTAAATAAATCTTTCCATTTGTTGAGGTATTCCATAATGTTGTAATAATTCTTGCTTAGTTTGAATGTAGTAATCATGGTGACTTCCATCAATTAGACATCTTGTCGCAAAATAATTTGCTTCAGCTTCTATGCGAATTTCAGAACAAAGAGATACTTTAGATAACCTAGGTGTATTTTCATTTGGATGAAATATAGCATGTCCTAATTCGTGAAAACAGGTGAATACTTGATTTTGATATGAAAGTCGTTCGTTAATATGAATAAAGGGGATACGAGATATTTTGTGATAGTATCCAAAAATATCTCCTAAGTCTTCGGTAATGACTACAATTCCCTTTTCTTCAGCAATTAGAAATGGATCCCTGGTATTGTATTGTCTTAGTAGTTTGTCTATTTTTAAATTGATTTGCTGTTTTGAAACCAACCAGATCCACTCCAATCACTCTTCGTTTCTGTATTTATTAGGTGTAAATTTCTTTTTAGCCATTTGTTTCCCTAATCTAAGAGAGTTTTCTAATGAAACTAGTAGTAGTTGTTTAGTTTCTTCCGACATTGGTTCAGAGTCTTTAGAAAAAGCGAGAGCTTCGGATTTACTCATATCTTCTATTAATTCTTCTAATTTCTTTTGTATATCCTTCTCATCTTTTTCATTTAGTTCCCAGTATTTCTTATCGGTTCTTCCTAACAAGTAATCTGTCGATACATTAAAGTATTGAGCTATAGCTTCTATTCTATCTATTGATGGCTTTTGTGTTTTTAACTTATATAAAGTATTAGGACTAAAGTCCAAGCGCCTTTCTAATTCAGCCATTGATAGTCCCTGACTAGAAGCTAGTTCTTTTACTTTTTCAAATAAAGTCATTTGTTTTCACCTATCTCGCGTTAAAACACTTTCTATCCTAAAGGTTAGAAAATATTATTGACTTCTTACTTTTAGGGTAGTAATATGTGTTCATAAGCTATTTTATTTAGCTTCCAAAACACTACTTAATAGAGCTGTTATATCACGTTCCCCAACGTTAAATGCTTTAATTGTAGGTTTGTTTAGCTATGTTTTAATTCTATCTTTTAGGATAGAGTATGTCAATGGAAAGCTAAAAAAATTAGCTAAAAAATAAGAAAGGAGTATAAAAATGGATGATAAGTTTAACAAAAAGGTTAAAACATGGCTTGTTATTAATGATCTGAAACAAAAAGATTTAGCGGAAATGTTAGGGATTTCAAGTCCTTATCTATCTGACATCCTTTTAGGTAAGAGAAAAGGGAAGAAGGTGAAACAAAAAATAATAAAACTATTAGATATTAAGGAGGCTTCATAATGACAGCTACAGTGCAAGTCATTATTGATGATAGATACTTGCAAAAAGAAGTTTCTCGTCAAGTTAATGAACGTTTAGCTGATATGGGAATTGGCACTTGGTGGGATATGAAAAGACTTCAATACGAAACAAGTAGAAGTTATGACTGGTTAATGGAATATGTGGTTACTGATTCACGTGTTCAAATATTTGCGAAACAAAAAAATAACCGTTGGCTATTTAAAGCAAAGGAAATGAAAGCGTTTCTTGATAAGTATTTTGATGAACTGTAGGGAGGGGAATGTTAGTGAAAAATGGTAAAAATCCAACTAAGAAGGAAAAAATGCATATAAAATCATGCAATCTTAATCCTGATAATTGGTTTATCTTCAAAAAAATGAATAACGAATTACATTTAGTACATCGTTATACAAATTCAACTAAAGTAATTCCTGATGCATAAATAGGAGGTAAGCAACATGGATAAATTAACAGTAGTAAATGAAACGCCAGTACATGCTGAGTTAGTATTTGAAGTTAATGGAAAGGCAGTAACAGATAGTTTAATGATTGCTGAGATGTTTTGTAAAAATCATGCTGATGTACTAAGAGATGTTAGAAAACAAATGGAATATGCAGGTTACGAATTTTCACTAAGCAATTTTGCGGAGCGAACTTATGAAAACAGAGGGCGTTATTATCCGAAAATTGACATGACGGAAGAAGCTTTTACGTTGGTTGCAATGAGTTACAACACAAAAGAAGCTGTTCAAATGAAAATTAAGTTTATTGAAGAGTTCAAACGCATGAAACAGCACATAAAAAATCAACAAAAAATACCTACAGATCCAATGGGTGTTTTAAAACTGACATTTCAAGCTTTAGAAGGACACACTCATGAAATTCAAGAGATTAAGTCCGAGGTAAAAGACTTGCGTGAGAATGCTCCGCTGTATGCCATTGAGTGTGATGAGATATCAAAAGCGGTGAGAAAGTTAGGTGTTCTTCTACTTGGTGGAAAAGATTCTAATGCTTATAGGGATGTTGGCGTTAGAAGAAAGCTATATAGCGATATTTATAGTCAACTACATAGAGAGTTTGGTGTGAATAGTTATAAAGCTATTAAACGTCATCATTTAGATAGAGCAATTCAAATTATTAATGAGGAATATTCAGTTCCAACAATTTTAGATGAAGAAATCGCGGCTACAAATGCACAAATACACATGGCGGAAGTGTAATAGGAGGAAGTAACATGCAACAAAAGATTTTAGTAATTACTAGTAATTTCGCAGGTTTTCCAGGTATCAGCGAATTCAATACTAAAGATGCTGCAAAAGAAGAAGTTAAAAAGTTGATTAAAAAGGGAGTAAGTCAAAAATCAATTCGTGTAACGCAAGAAATACCTATGAATATCGAAGTGCAAGTGGATGTTGAATTTTAATTAAGAAAGGTTTAGGTGAGAGAAGAAATGGAAGTCATGATTGATTTAAATACATTTGCTGATGGGGCACTGTCTGAAAGGTTTCATCAAGAGTTTGAACGTGTAATGGAAAATATGAATGATTTAAATACTGACCCTAAAAAGGCAAGGAAAATTGTTGTAACGCTTTCGTTTTCTGGAGATCAGAAGAGAGAAGTATGGAATTGCCAGGTTCAAGCAACTTCAAAACTAGCGCCAACAGAAGCTGTTGAATCTAAAATTCTATTAGATATGGATCAGAACGGTAATTTAGTTGGGCAAGAATTAGCTTCTGGACTCAAAGGTCAATACTTCATGGATTTACAAGGTGATGTAAGAACAGATGTTGGACAACCTGTGGAAGAAGCAGAAGTAGTTGAACACAACAAAGCTGCAGATAAGCAAACGGTAGTAATCGATTATTTAAAAACTAAATCAAATTAAGAAATGGGGATATATAAAATGACTATGACAAAAGAAGCAATTGAAAAAGTATTAGAAATTGGAACAGTTGAAACACATAAAATTGGTGAACAAACATATGCAACGCAGCGCTTACATCTTGTGCAAGAACCAACACCAGCTGAAATTGTATTACGCAGTTTGTCTGGTTTAGTAAGTTATGTGAAATCAGAATTTGATACAGCAGAGTCTTTAATGATTCATATTGAGAACCCGACAACAGTGAGTGTCTTTACGGCAGTTAATGGTGATAAAAGAAGAAGTGTATATATTCAAGCGCAGGCATCTATCCCACGTTTTGGTTTCAGTAATTTTCATGACAGGGAAGAATTTAATATCGCATTGCAATCAGGTTTTGTACAAAACACACATCGTGACATTGTTTTAAAAGTTGTAGGAACTGTTGTAGAAGGAGCGGTTAAGGAAATTGGTGATGATGGTGTATCACAGGCAGTAACAGCAAAAACAAGTGTTGCTAACAGGGAAAATGTAAAAGTGCCAAATCCAGTAGAGTTAAGTCCATATAGAACATTTGTAGAGGTCGAGCAACCAGAGAGTAAGTTTGTATTTAGAATGCGTGAAGGTGTTCTTTGTGGCTTATTTGAAGCTGATGGTGGAGCGTGGAAGCTTGAAGCGATGAATAACATTAAAGAGTACTTAAACAACGAACTGGCGCAAGAAATAGAGTCTAAAAAGGTGTTTATTTTAGCCTAATGGACATTACAGAAGTAGAAAGTGTGAAAAACGTCTGTATCTTTGGTTTTGGGTTTGCAGTATTTATGTATGGATTATACAAAGGGGGTACTTTTATCGAGCGAAAGCTTGATGAAAGTGATCCCCTTGAAAGAGGGGTGCTAAACAATGGGTACAGAAAACAGAGTTTTTCCAAAACATCTAGAGAAGGCTATGGAATTAGAAGAAGAGCGTAGAGAATGCATGCGCAATCAGCAGCTTTTATATAAGCAAATGGAACAAGAAAATCGAAATGGTAACAAGAACGCTTATGTTGAACTACATGCTTTATATCAGAAACAAATCAAACGAGATTTAGAAATATCAAAAGAGTTATCAGCTATGTACTTTAAGAAAATGAAAAAAGATTCCTCTAAGGAGAGTAAAGATGTTTTAGATGTAGCAGATCGTCTGGAAGGTGTAGGAGGAAGAAAAGAAGTTGTTGAAGCAATTCGAAGGAATGCATAAGAAAAGAACCCGCTGCAACGGGTCCTAAAGTAAAAACAACAATATGTATTATAGCAATTTATTGATTTTTGCAAATAGGAGAGGTAGGGAATATGGGAATCGTAAGAGTAGAAAAGACCAAAAATTATTCTGTCGTAAATAATACCGGTTTAAGAGACGAAAGGCTTTCATGGAAAGCGAAAGGTATTTTAGCGTATATCCTTACACTTCCGGATGATTGGGTATTTTATAGAGAAGAGTTAGCTACACACGCGAAAGATGGTCTTGATAGTTTAAGAAGCGGCATGAAGGAGTTAAAAGAATACGGATATTTACAACGCCTTCCAATCAGAAACGATAACAATAAAATTGTCAGTTGGGAAACAGTAATTCATGAAGTTCCGCAAGTGGAGCCATTGGCGGATTTCCCACCAGTGGAAAACCCACCGGTGGGAAATCCTCCGGTGGAAAATCCCGAACTACTAAATACTAATATACCAAGTACTAATAAACTAAATACTAATATACCAAATACTAATCATCATCATGATAAGGATGAATCCAAATCTCATGTATTAGTCGATGAGGAATTTAAAATCAGTTACAACTTCTTAAAAGAGAAAGGTATTCCTTTAAGTGAAATTGCAATTACAGAACTAGGAGAGTTTTGTGATTTGTTTGGTCGGGAGTTAATTTTACATGCGACTAATAAAGCAATTGATGAGAATGCGCCTAAATGGAATTACATAAAAGCGATATTGAAGAATTGGCAAAAACAAAAAGTAAAAACATTAGATGATGTTGTTGCATTAGATAGACGTTTTGAAATGAGTAAGAACAGGAATTTTAAGAGATCAGATACAGGTCAATCAAATAGAAAAGAAATTGTTCCAGATTGGTTACGTGAAGATGTTGAACCAACTAAAAAAGAAATAGAAAAACAAAACTCACAATCTATCGATGAAGAGCGTGAGAGATTGCAAGAAGTGTTAAACAAATATAAATCATAGGAGCGATTAACATGCTAGATATATTTGCTGATGTAGGAGAATGGTGTGATATTTGTGGTAATTCTATTCCTCCTACCGATGAACGAAATATGTACATTGATGGATTAGAGAAAACATTGTGTAAAAGTTGTAGTGGACAAATAGAGCGAACGTTAAAAGTATTAGATTTTCGCTTGATTTGCGATTTGTTAAGGGAATTAATAAGAGGGTTTGGTCGTGGGAAGGTCCGTCAATTCAATTTAGTAACTGCAGAAAGATATGTTATTGAAAATGAAGTGGTTCTAACTATAGAAAAACGTGGTGGCAAGTTTAATCGAGAGCCTTTGGGCGAATTTGTATCACTATCTACTCAAGAGTTAATTACAGTAATCGAATTTTTAAAAAGAAAAATCAACCCTAATTTATGGATGAATGCTGTGGTAGGGAATGTTTTGGAACAACAAATGATTATTACATTAGGACAATCAGAATGGAGCGAGAATCAATGAATTTACAAATAGCAAATCAAAAAGAAATAAAAGGGCAATGGGTTGTTTGTGAACTTGAAGATGGTCCACAAATTACAAAGGTAGAAAAAGCTGTTAACAATAACGTTCATAATAAATTGGCTCTATGGGGATTTTGGCAAAGTGAAGGTTCAATTAAAGGGGAATGGGGATTCAATCATATAAATCAGTGCCGTTTAGCTACTGTAGAAGAAATTGATATGGAAGGTTGGCGTGAAATATTCAGACGTAAAGGAAGAGTTCCGGGAAAGTTTATTACAGGTGACTGGGTAACGGATGATGTAAATGCACTAACAGTTCTATATCAAGATGAGGACATTGTAACAGTAGGTGTTGTTAATTCTGCTAAAACATATCAAGTTTCTGTGGAAGATTTAGAGCCATTGTTTTTTAAAGAAGATATGGCGGGGTGAAGTAAGTTGTTTGCACTTTCAATATTTTTCGTGTTGGTGATTATGATTGTGTTTAGGATGTTAGATAGATACCAGGATAAGAAACAAAAAATGATATTCCAATTAATAGATAAATATCAAATATATAAAGCTGATGATGGCAAACAATTATATGAATTATCTATGGAGGTATTACTAAATTTGTTGGATGAGCAAAATAGTAATTCTAATAAATTTTGAATAAAAAAGCTATTTTAAAGAAAAAGAACAGCTAGCAAAGCTAACTGCCCAATTAATTATAGAAGAAAAATTTACATTTTCATAGTGAGATTAGTGATTCCTATTCTTAATTAAATTGGATCACTAGGGTATTTTATAGCAGAAAACCCACGATTTCCGACAAAAGCAGATGATACAGTCTCACTAAGATCTCCTATATTCGCAACAATATGATAATGAACTGGGTCTGGCGGTGCTATTGGGTCACCTGGGAAATCTATCCATGTGAATGTGGAGTTAAAAGGATAAGTTATATCCAGATTACTACCGACTTCATATTTACCGGATACACTTGAACTTGTTAGTAAAACATTATTACGGAATAACTGATACGTTATGGCATCCACAGTAAAGGACGTGCTGCCATCAGTTGGGGTATGAATAACAAGGTCAGTGCCGATTGTTGCGTTTAATAAGACTCTATCATTTGGGCTTTCAATAGGGACAAAGACTTCCATAATTAAAAAGTTATTTGTATTAGCTGGAAGTTCTATAGGTTCAGGATCTGGTGCAAGGGAAGTGAAAAATAGTGTCGGTCCAGTTGGTCCAGTCGATCCAGTTGGTCCAGTCGGCCCAGTCGGTCCAGTTGGCCCAGTCGGCCCAGTAGGAAATTGAAAAGGTTGAATAGGTGGGAGTGTAGGCCCAATTGAACCCGGATTAAGTGCTGCGGAGGATAAAAATTCGTTCAATATAATTCACCTCTAAAAAATTCGTGTTTCTAATAGTAAATGCATTGGTAGAGCAAAGTGAAATGGACAAGTGGTTGTATTTTGAAAATTAAACCAAATAGTTATTTTAATTCTATCTGCTGAAAAATGCCTTTTCAGATTTATAGAGAATTAAGGTGTTTTTCATTCCTAATACAATTTATTGTGTAGATGCTAAAAGGCCTTAGAAAGGAAAAGAAACGTGTTTTATTAGGTCTGTAGCTTTTAAATAGAAAGCAGGGTTGTAAATGGCTAATCGTAAGAAAAGAAAACTCAAAAAAGCAATTAATAAACGTGCTAAAAAATTTGAGAAAGATAGAGTTACAGCTGCATGGAGAAATATATTTGTAAGACGTGGAATCTTAAAATAGAAAGTAGGTGATCTATATGGGTTATGCAAATAGAGGAATGGCGTTAGAGCTTTTATTAAATAATACAAATCGAATGTATAAGGCAGCAAACATAGGTGTTTTCAATAAAAGACCGACACCAGTTAAAGTCTTAAAAACAGATAAACGAGGAAATATAACGAAAAGTAATTGGCAAGAGAAATCAACAGTTGATTATGATGGTGTATACAAAGGGAGAGCAGTATATTTTGAAGCGAAATCTACTGAAAAGACAACGAGTTTCCCATTAGAATATATACATAGACATCAAATTGATTACCTAAAGGATACTCAAGAAGTGGGGGCTATTTGCTTCTTCATAATTGAATTCCGAACAGATCATGTTATATATTTTGTTCCAGTTTCCTTAGTAGCCGAATATTACGAATCGATGCTTTACGATGGAGGAAGAAAATCTATTCCAAGAGAGGAATTTGAAAAGAGAGCGTATATAGTGCCACAAACAAATAGAGCAGCTGTTGATTATTTGTATCATGTAGAAAAATTAGGGATGACAGCTATATGAATAAAAAAGAAGCAAGAATGGAAGTTGGGAAGTTAATAGAGGGTCATTGTCACAGTTGTAAAAATAGGTGTTCTCGTGATTTGAAATATTGTTGGAGTAAATGCGAGATTGGAAAAAGACTTAATGAAATTGGTGCTTTTTTGGGTGGTAAAGTTGTTAATGAAAAGCAAAAACGAAGAGCAACAGAGCAATGGGATGAAATTTGTGAAACAACAGTCAAGCTTAAAGAGAGCGGAATGACATACAAAAAGATTGCTAGTAAGTTTAACGTGAGCGTGGGGTATTTAAGGATACAGCTAGAAAGAAGAGGTATGAAAAAACAAGCCCAGGCTTTGAAATAGAAAGTAGGTGAGTCATCCCTTGTTTAGATGGCTTAAAGATTATCAAAAATTAGAAGAAGAAATTGCATATTTGGAATATGACTTAGAACAAACAGAAGCTGAATTAAAACGCTGGATCAGTGGTGATTTGTGTGATGTGCGTTTAACTCCAGATTCTCAAGGTGCAAAGGTAGAAGAGATAATCGAGAAGAAAAAAGGCGAACTTTATATGAAACAAGAGCAAAGGAGAAATCTTGTACATTTAATAAGTAAGTTCAAAGGTTTAGAAAATCAAATACTTAAAAGGAAGTATATTGACGGAATGACCTTAGAAGAAGTAGCTGAGAATATGAATTACAGTTCTAGCTATATTTATAAAAAACATGCTGAGATTATAAAGCGAATAAAGTTTGCAGAAGAACTTGCACTCTAATGGCACTCAGCTCTGTGAATGTTAACTATTGAAAAAATGAATTATAGTAATTTCATAGAATTTTACGTAAGAGCAACTGGTGCATGGTTGCTCTTTTCTATTTTTATAGAAAGCGTGAAATTTTAATGGGTTGGTTACCGAATGCAGTTTTTATGGATGCCTGTTTGAATGAACTGGTGTTTATAGGGCAAGTACATAATTACAAAGAGAACGTCCGAATCTATTTGTAATTATGAAAGAATACAAAAAACTAAACGGTCTATAAGGAGAGCTTTTGCTCTTCTTCCAGTCACTGATGTATAAGACACATAGTCTATTTAAATAAATACAGTGATTGGAAGAACAACAAAAGTTAAATAAAAACGAGCAACTGGTACATGGTTGTTCTTTTTTGTAATTTATTCCTGTATAGAAATGAGATAAAATTGTATTATGTTTAATTTTTAATATAGGAGGGGATAAGATGGGGAATAATAGCAAACTTGATTTAATAAATGCACCAGAAGATATAATTGAAACAGCTGGAGATTTTTTAGAGAAAGGGCATGGGATAGTAGATACAATTTCTGAATATAGTCCGTATGTTCGTTTAGCAAATAATTTGATGAATAAAAGAAGAGAGCATAAGTGTAAAAATTTTCTTCAAGGATTAGCAATGAAGGTATTTTCAAGAGAGGATATTACTTCTGGTGATTTACAAAAGTTAAATGAATTGTTAGAGAAAAATGCAAATAGGATTTTAATATTAGATATTTTAGAAGAAGCAACAAAAACAGTATCGGATGTTTCTTCAAAAATATTAGGGATTATAGCTGGCCAAGTAATGAAAGGGCATAGGACGTTTGGTTATAATGATTGGACTCTTATTAATGGACTAAAAAATATGAACGATTGGGATATTGAAAACTTTAATAAAGTTTACTCACATTTTGAAAAATATCCAGAAGATACAAAGATAAGTACTTCAGGTTTGTTTCAAAATAAATCCATGGAAGAATATGAGCTAATGTTAAATGCAGTATTCGAAACGGAAGAGCGTTCGTCACAAGAAAGCATTTTGAATAGTGAAGAATATAAAATGCTTAAATCCTCTTTAATGCGAATGAGTAGTTTTCAAATTTTAAGTTTAGGACCAATTATATTTGATAATGATGGTGTAACTTTTGAAAGGAGTCAGGTTGGTGATGAACTATACAAATTAATAAAAATGGTTGGAAGATAAGCTATATGATAATTATTTAAAAGTGTCCATTTGGATGCTTTTTATTTTGGAATTAAAAAGGAGTGTGAATGTCAATGATTACTGAAATTAGAAAAACAATATCAGGTACAGAATATTGGGATTCAAAAGAAAAGAGAAGTCTATTTGTTCCTACTGGTGAAGAACCAGGATTCGAAGTAACTGTTAATCCTGAGAGTATGCTCATCGGTGTGGACTTAGCAAATGGTTCTGACACAACAGTAGTAAGTGAAGTGCCAGTACTAAGTAACATGACAGTGAAACAGTTACGTGAGTATGCTGATGAATTAGACATTGAGATTCCTTCTGATATGAAAAAGAAAGATGACATCATTGAATTACTATCATGAAGTACTGTGACTTTAACGGCTGTCGTAACAAGATAAGCAAAGGACGTTACTGTGAGGAACATAAGCGTAACAAACCAAGGAAGAAGAAAGATAAGAAGAACATCTATCATCATGAGAACAAACCATTCTATCGCACTGATACATGGAAGTATGTCAGGTCAAAGGTATACGAAAGAGAGAATGGCTGCTGTCAAAGATGTGGAAGGTTCGTCTTTGGTCGAAGTGCTCATGTTCATCACGTAATACCAATCAAAGAAGATGAAACACTTAAATTAGAAGAGAATAACTTAAGGTTACTTTGTCCAATTTGTCATATCATCGAAGAAAATGAAGATAAACCGAAAAAAGTGTTTCCGAGTTATTTTGGAAGCCCCCCTATCAAAAATTAAAATTTGTCCTCTGGGAAGGATAGGTAGCGTAGGGGGCACATCAATAGTTGCACCATTTTTTAAAAATGAAGGGGGGTGTGGAAATGGCTCGGATGTCGAAAAAGAAAAAGATTGAAATGCTAGACGCAGCAAGGGATGAAGAACGAAATAGAATCATAAAATTATTGACTGATGAGGATAATTTCACACCTTCACTCGAACCATTAATTGAAAATTATTTAGATGCTTTTATTATTTATAAAACTATGTTTGATGAATGGAAGGCTGATGGTTTTGCAGCTACAAAAACGCATAAGAATAAGGCTGGAGCGACAAATGAAATGAAACATCCACTTGCTCAACAAGTTGAAACTTGGAATGATAAGAAGAATAAAATGCTAGAATCGCTTGGAATGACGAATAAGGGAAAAAGTGTGCAAAAAACGCCTAAAATTGTTCCGGAAAATGTACCTAAAGATGAATTAGCAGCTCATCGGAATAAATGGCGGAAATCTAAATGATTATTACACCAGGCGTTAACTATGCTGATAAGTATGCGAATAACGTCATGCGTAATAAAAAGAAATACCCGAAATCGATCATTCTTGCTGTAGAGCGTTATAAGAAGTGGAAAAAGCGTAAAGATATTTGGTTTGATGTAGATCGAGCAAATGAAATGTTGGATTTCGTTCAGTCGTTCATTCGTCATGTTAAAGGTCCACTTGCAGGTCAATTAATGGAATTAGAGCTTTGGGAAATGTTTGTTTTTGCGAATATGTATGGTTGGTATCATAAAAACGAAAAAGGAAAAACAGTCCGTGTTATTCGTGAATCATATGTTCAAGTACCAAAGAAGAACGGAAAAACAATTATTGCAGCGGGTGCATTACTTTATGCTATGTATGGAGAACTTGAACTTGGAGCGGATTGTTACTGTGCAGCTTCAGATTATGAACAAGCACAAAATGCAGCCGAACCAATTGCACAAGCAATAGAAAACTCTGAACCTTTGGCAAGTCCCACGCAAATTTATAAAGGTGTTAATGGTACAGTCAGTGGTGCAATGTATCGTTATAATATTGATGGAATTGCGTATCAAAATAAATTCAAAGTATTAACGAAAAACACTAAGGGTCTTGAAGGAAAGAACCCTTATTTTGTGTTGAATGACGAGCTCCATGCGCAAGAAAATATGGACATGTACGACAACTTGAAATCAGCGCAGATTTCTCGTGAACAACCAATGATGCTTAATATTTCAACGGCTGGTAAGGGCGCTTCTTCTGTTGGGATGCGTGTTTATAAATATGCGAAGCTTGTTCTTGAAAATGATGATGATGATTCCTTGTTTGTTGCAATTTGGGAACCAAATAAAAATTATGATTGGGAAGATCGTAAAGTTTGGGAAATGGTTAACCCGAATATTGGCGTTTCCGTTACGATGGAGCAACTTGAAATCGAGTTTAAAAAAGCGAAGCAGTCCGCACATTCAAAAGCTGAGTTCCTTTCCAAACATTTAAATGTTTTCGTAAATGGCGCTGATAATTATTTTGAGCACGATCAAGTACAACATGTTCTTGTAGAAGATTTGGGTGATCTTACAGGTGAAACTTGTTATTTAGGATTAGACTTATCTAAAACAACAGATTTAACATGTGTAAGTTTAAACTTCCCTTCACACGATGACGAAGGAAGGTCAATTATAAAAGTGAAACAGATGTATTTCCTTCCTAATGAAAACATTGATTTTAAAGAAAAAGAGGACAATGTCCCATATACCGATATGGTTGAACGTGGTTTTGCTACGTTTTGTGATGGAAAGATGATTGACCAGGATCAAGTGATGGAATATATCGTTGAATGCATGGATTTATACGATGTGCAACAAATAAACTATGACCCAGCGATGTCTCAAAAGTTAATAGAGAAGCTTGAAAATCTCGGTTTAGAATGTATTGCAGTAAATCAGTATCCAAACGTTATGAATGCAATGCTTGATGATTCAGAAATACTAATTTATGAAAAGCGTTTAGTTACCGACAATCCTTTATTTGTTTATTGTGCTCTTAATGTTGTAGTAGTTACAAATATTAACGGAATGAAAGCTCCGAGTAAGCGACAGTCCAAAAAGAAGATTGATGGATTTGTTGCTTTTTTATGTGCTCATAAAGAAACGATGATGGTTATGGATAGCATAACAGAAGAAGGCATGGATGAATTGATTGGTGATATTTATAGGTGAAGCACGAGTAATAATCTATTAACCATTAGTATTTTAAAAATAGATGCCGTTAATAGCGTTGATTTTCTAATTTAACTATTATGTAATCTGAGAATAAACAAGGTACACATTGAATTTTGAGTTCTGAAATATAATACTCAAAATATACTTGTATCGTAGCATATTTAACCAAATTTTGGTTAATAAAGTGAAATTCGAGGAGGAATTGAAATGGCTAGCATTCAGGGTGACTCTAATAATCCGAATGTTGCGGCAGTTTTTGGAGATAGTACTGGTGGACCGGGAGTTTGGGGCAACCACAAATTTGATCATCCGAATGCTTCTGGTGTGTACGGAACTAGTTCACACGGGGTTGGTGTCTGGGGAAAAGGCGGAAGATTAGCAGGTTTGTTTGAAGGTAATGTTGAGATCATCGAAGGTAGAGTTTGGGCCAACAACATAGTACGAAATCCAAATGCTTCAGCTGTATTGGGAACTAGTGAATATGGGGTTGGTGTCTGGGGGAAAAGTAATAAATACGTTGGTGTCTGGGGCGAATCAATAGGTTCAGATGACAATGGAATATATCATCCTGGTGTGCACGGTCGTAGCAATTTTGGCGAAGGAATTATGGGGGAAAGTAGAGTAGGTAGTGGAGTACATGGAAAGAGTACCGATGCAGAGGGAGTTTATGCTGAGAGTAATCGGGGGATTGCCCTTCTTGCTAGAACTCAGAACGGGGAGTTACCAGCTTTGCTCATCGATCACGGTGGGGCAGGAAACCTCATTATTGGAAGAGACAGCCGAAATGCTGAGGTTTTTAGAGTCCTGAATAGCGGTGACGTTCAAGTACGAGGGATTGCACTTACTAGTGACAAGAATGATAAAGAAAATTTTTTAAATGTCAACACACTTGAAATTCTGGATAATCTAATGCATATGTCAATCCAATCTTGGAATTATAAAACTGATCCAAATAACATACGTCACATTGGTCCAACAGCTCAGGATTTCCAAACTGCCTTTGGGTTAAATGGAGATGATGATGTACACATCTCAGGCATAGACATACAGGGCGTAGCCTTAGCTGCTATTCAAGGCTTAAACGAAAAACTCAAGGCTGAAAATGATGAGTTACATACGAAATTAGCTAGACTCGAGGAACGTTTATCTGCTCTTGAGTCTAAGAGTTAAATTGAATGAAGGGATTAATCAGAAGGACCAAAAATGGTCCTTTTTCTTTTGTGAAATATTAAATTATTTAACAGAGCTTGAATTTAAAGTCCAAATAAAAAATTGAGGGATTTTGAAACGCTCGTTATATTGAAAGGCGGTGAGAAATTGGGTTTAAGGGATAGGTTTTCAAATTATTTATTTAAAAAGGCTGAAAAGCGTGGTTATCTTGACGATGTATTAGGAAAAAGCATTCGTTATGGCAGTGTATATGTAACAGATTCAAACATCTTACAATCTAGTGATGTTTACGAATTGCTACAAGACATCAGTAATCAAATGTTATTGGCTGATATTGTTGTGGAAGATGGATTCGGTAATGAAATTAAAGATGATATTGCACTTCGTATTTTAAAGAATCCAAATGATTATCTAACGCAATCTGAATTCATTAAGCTAATGACAAACACCTATTTACTTGAGGGGGAAACATTCCCGATATTAAATGGTACTCAAATACATTTAGCTTCAAATGTTTTTACAGAGTTAGATGATAATTTGGTAGAGCATTTTAATATTGGTGGGGAAGAAATCCCTCCATTTATGATTCGTCATGTGAAAAATATTGGCGCAGATCATTTAAGAGGAAAAGGTCTCCTTGATTTGGGGAGAGATACACTCGAAGGCGTTATGTCAGCTGAAAAAACTTTGACCGATAAGTACAAAAAGGGTGGACTATTAGCATTCTTGTTAAACTTGGATGCCCATATCAATCCACAGAATGGTGCACAGTCAAAGTTAATCAATGCAATTTTAGATCAATTGGAATCAATCGATGAATCTAGGTCTGTAAAAATGATTCCACTTGGAAAAGGGTATTCGATAGAAACGCTTAAAAGCCCGCTAGACGATGAAAAGACCTTGGCATATCTAAATGTATATAAGAAAGATTTAGGTAAGTTTTTAGGTGTAAATGTGGATACATACACAGAGTTAATCAAAGAAGATATAGAGAAAGCAATGATGTATATCCACAACAAAGCAGTAAGACCAATAATGAAAAATTTTGAAGACCATTTGAGTCTTCTTTTTTATGGTCAAAATTCGGGGAAACGAATTAAATTCAAGATTAATATTCTTGATTTTGTGACTTATAGCAACAAGACAAATATCGGTTATAACCTTGTGCGTACAGCCATTACTTCACCTGATAATGTTGCCGATATGCTTGGGTTCCCTAAACAAAATACAAAGGAATCACAAGCAATCTATATTTCTAATGATTTAACTGAAATCGGCAAGAAAGAAGCGGCCGATGGTTCATTGGGAGGAGGTGAAGAGAATGAAAATTGAGGTCCGAGGGAATCAAGTCATACTTGATGGTTATGTAAATGTTGTGGACAGAGAAAGTCGAATGTTGCCTTCACCGAGAGGGTATTTCAAAGAGAGAATTGTCCCTAAGACGTTTGAAAAAGCGTTAAAGAAAGCAAAGAATGTGGACTTACTTTTTAACCACGATAAGAATAGGAATCTTGGTTCTATTGAAAACGGAAATCTGGAATTGTATGAAGATAACATTGGCTTAAGGGCCATTGCTACGGTTACAGATGAACAAGTGATTAAGAAGGCAAGGGATAAAGAGTTGCGTGGTTGGTCATTTGGTTTTGTTTCTGAAAAAGATTCATGGGAAGAGGGTGAGTCTGGTGTTCAAAAACGATCTATTGAAGAATTAGAGCTTTTAGAAGTGTCTATTTTGGATATGACACCAGCATATGTTGCTACTTCTATTGAAACCAGGGGCGAAAATACAGCCATGATTGAAATGAGAAGTGAAGAAGCAGCTGTAAAAACAGTTGTGGAAGATGATACAGAAGAAAGAAACAACATTATTAAACAAATAAAAAAAGTTTTGGGGGAAAATTAACATGAACTTAAAAGAAATCTTAAAAGCATCTCAAGCGCGAAATAAAGCTCGATTAGCAGAATTGCAAGGTAAAGTAGAAAAGGGTGAGGTTCGTTCAGAAGAATTAGCAGCAGTTAAGGCTGAGGTAGAAGCATTAACAGAAGAAGCAAAAACTCTTGCTGATGAAATTGCGAAATTGGAAGCAGGTGAAAAAGAAGAAGATCCGGACAAAAAGAAAGAAGAAGATCCAGATAAAAAAGAAGACCCGGTGACAAAAGAAGATCCAGATGCAAAAACTGAACTGTCAGAAGAGCAGCGTTCTGAAATCATGGTAGCTATTGGAGCAGGTCTTTCTACTAAAGGTCATAAATCTACTAAAAACAAAGAAACGGAAACTCGTTCAGCTTTCGCTAATTATATTGTTGGTAATATTGATGAGAGAGAAGCCCGTTCATTAGGGTTAGTTACTGGTAATGGTTCTGTTACGATTCCAAATTTCTTAAGTAAAGAAATTATTACGTATGCACAAGAAGAAAACTTCTTACGCCGATTAGGAACAGGAGTAAAAACAAAAGAAAATATTAAGTACCCTGTTTTAGTTAAAAAGGCAGAAGCACAAGGTCATAAAAATGAGCGAACAAATAATGAAATTCCAGAAACAGATATCGAGTTTGATGAAATCGAATTATCACCAACGGAATTTGATGCACTTGCTACAGTAACGAAAAAGTTATTGGCACGTACAGGTTTACCGATTGAACAAATCGTTATGGACGAACTGAAAAAAGCTTATGTTCGTAAAGAAACTCAATATATGGTTAATGGCGATGAAGCTAATAACATAAATGATGGTGCATTGGCAAAGAAAGCCGTGGAATTTAAAACGGATGAAAAAAATCTTTATGATGCATTAGTAAAAATGAAAAATACACCCGTTAAAGAAGTTCGTAAAAAAGCACGATGGGTATTAAATACAGCAGCACTAACAAAAATTGAAACAATGAAAACAGATGATGGTTTCCCATTACTACGTCCATTTAATCAAGCGGAAGGTGGAATTGGTTATACATTATTAGGATTCCCTGTTGAGGAAGAAGATGCAATTGACATTACAGGTGAACCAGATACGCCAGTTTTCTACTTTGGTGACTTCTCTAAATTCTATATTCAAGATGTTATTGGCTCATTAGAAGTGCAAAAGTTAGTGGAGTTATTCTCACGTACAAACCGTGTAGGTTTCCGTATTTGGAACTTACTAGATGCACAATTAATTCATTCACCATTTGAAGTTCCAGTTTATAAGTATGTTTTAAAAGTTTCTACTGGAGCTTAATATGGATGATTTAATTGAGAAATTAAAATCTCATATTCATTGGGAAGAGGGTATGGATGAAACCATGCTCTCTTTTTATATCACTCAAGCAAAGACTTATGTAAAAAATGCGACAGGCAAACAGACCGAGTATTTAATTATTATGGTCGCCGGTATTTTCTATGATTACAGGGTCGCTGAAAAAGAATTAGAACAAGCACTTGATGCTTTAACACCGTTCTTTGTCCAGGAGGTTTTTGTCGATGAAGAGACAGACAAATAAACTCAAATGGATGGGTGAGCTACTTAAATTAGGAGAAACCATTGATCCTGAAACAGACCGTGTTGTGATGGGCTATCCGTTAGAAAGGAAGATTCGTTATAACAATATTGGAGTTACGGCCACGGATAAATTTACAACGAAAGATACGAATGAAATTGTAAAGAAAATTGAGGTTCGTATTGATCGAGAGATTGAAAATAAACAAAAAGATTACCGTGTAAAAGTCGGTGGTCGTATTTACGATATTGAGCGCATTTATGTAAAAGAAGAAGACCGATTGATGGAGGTGTCACTGTCCTATGCAAATTAGTTTTGAACAGTTACGAGCTCTTATGAAACAATCTGGTATTCCAGTTTCTCGTGATAGTGCTCCTACAGGTGCAGATTACCCTTATATTGTGTATGAATTTGTGAATGAAAGGCATAAAAGAGCTTCTAATAAGGTTTTAAAATCTATGCCACTTTATCAGATTGCAGTCATTACAAAAGGTACCGAAAAGGATTATGAACCACTAAAGGCTGTTTTTAACGAAGCAGGCGTGTCTTATGACTCGTTTGAGGGCTTTCCCTATGACGAGAACGACGACACTATCACGCAGTTTATAACGTATGTGAGGTGCATTCAGTAATGGCTTCTAATAACAATGGATTCGCTGAAGCATTAGAAGATATCAATACGTTATTAAGGGTTGATAAACAAGTAAGTCTTGATGCACTAGATGAAGCAGCGAAGTATTTTGCAGCGGAATTAAAAAAGCGCATTAAAATGTCGAATAAGAACAAGCGAACACATTTGAAAGAGAGCTTGAAAGTTGTTGCGAAAAATGACCGTGTATCTGTGGAATTTGAAGATGCAGCGTGGTACTGGTATTTAGCTGAACATGGTCATAAAAAAGCAAACGGTAAAGGTCGAGTGAAAGGACTTCATTTCTCTCAAAACACTTTCGATGCAGAAGGTGACAAAATTGCCGATATTATGGCACAAAAAATATTAAATAGAATGTGAGGGTAATAAATATGCCAATTGTAAATAAAGAGATTCAATATTCCGTAGGGATTGAAGAGTTATATCTATGCATGATGGAAGGCGTTGAAACATCAGATGCACTTCCTACTTATGAAGAGGATATTTATAAGCAAACAAATATTTCTGATTTGACGATTTCCACTACTTCTACAAACTTTACAAAGTGGGCTTCTAATAAAAAAATCATTAATATCGTAAAAAATACAGCGTTCGGACTAGCGTTTAACCTTGCCGGTCTAAACCGTGAAGTAAAAGATAAAATATTTGCAAAAACACGTAAAAAAGGCGTGTCTTTTGAAACTGCAAAGGCGAAAGAATATCCAAAGTTTGCAGTAGGTGTTGTATTTCCACTGAATGATGGAACGAAAGTATTACGTTGGTATCCAAAATGTACAGTTGCTCCAATAGAAGAATCTTGGAAAACACAAGGTGATGAAATGACTGTGGACGACGTTGCTTACACAATTACAGCAGATCCATTGTTATTTAACGATGTTACACAAGCTGAATTAGATACTGGTGACCCAGAAGCAAAAGGAATTAAAGTTACTGATTTCTTAAAACAAGTTATTTGCGATGAATCTCAATTAGCGCAACTAGGTGGAACTACAGGACAATAAGGAGTGATATTATGGCACGTTTAAGTGATTTAGTTAACGTTGATATAAATAGAAATAAAATAAAGATACAGAAGGTGGAAATCCCTGTAATTTTCACAATGGATTCATTTCCTTATGTGGAAGAGTCCTATGGTGGGGATTATCATGTATTCGAAAAAGAATTGAATGGAATGATGGCGAAAGAAAAATTCAGCTTAGGTGAAAAAGAAATTAAGTTAATGAGTACGCTTATTTATGCGATGGTCCGCAGTGGAGGTACTGAATGTACACCTGAAGAAATCAAAAATTCAATACCTATGTATGATCTACCTGATGTTTTCAAAGTTGTAATGGAAATTTTCCAAGGTCAAACTTTCCAAAACTCTGATATGGAGAAGCTGAAGCAAGAAAAAAAGTAAAAAACATACTGAATGAAAATGAAGAATCTCAGTCCGAATTGGATTGGGATTTTTATTTTTATGTCGGTAATACGTTGCTTGGATTAAGCATGGATGACTTTTGGAAAATCACTCCTAATCATTTTTTAAAACAATTCATCATGCATCTACGATATAACAACCCAGATGCTTTGAATGAGAAGAAGCCAAAACAAATTTACACGTTAGATCAAACTCCGTTTCGATAAGTGAGGTGAGAAAATGGCAGGGAATAATAAAGAAAGAAACGTTGTTCTTAATTTCAAAATGGATGGACAAGTACAGTATGCTCAGACATTGAAGCAAATTAATATGGTTATGAATAATGCAGCAAAGGAATATAAAAATCATATTGCCGCAATGGGTCAAGATGCAACAGCGACTGATAAATTAGCAGCTGAAAAGAAGAAGTTAGAAATTCAAATGGAAGCTGCTAAAAAACGTACAGCCATGTTGCGTTCTGAATACCAAGCAATGTCTAAAGATACAAATACAACAGCAGAACAACTCAATAAAATGTACGGTAAGTTACTTGATGCAGAACGTGCTGAAACTTCTTTGAATAATGCAATGAAACGAGTAAATGAAGGCCTTTCAGAACAAGCAATTGAAGCAAGAGAAGCACGTGGTACATTACTTGATTTACAAGAGAACTCAAAAAAGCTTGAGGCAGAGCAAAAACAATTAGCAAGCGCCTTTAAGCTCCAAACTGCTGAGTTAGGTCGAAATGCTAGTGAATCCGATAAATTGGAGTTAGCACAGGAACAATTACGTCAGCAAATGGAAATGACGGATAAAATCGTAAACAATTTAGAGCAACAATTAAGTGCAGCAAAAAGTGCATATGGTGAGAATTCTATAGAAGTGAAAAAACTTGAAGCGAGTTTAAACCAAGCTAAAACTACTTTAAAACAATTCGAGAATTCGTTAGAAACTACGAATGAAGGCCTTTCAGAACAGGCAACCAAGTCTAGAAAAGCAAAAGCTGATTTAGATTCTTTACAGCAAAGTGAAAAGAATTTAGAAGCTGAGCAAAAGAGATTAACAAGCGCTTTTAAATTACAGACTACTGAATTAGGAGCAAACGCCAGTGAAGCTGATAAATTAGGTTTAGCTCAAAAGCAGTTGAATCAACAAACAGAAATGACTGGCAGGATTGTAAGTAATCTGGAACGTCAATTGAGTGCAACTAAGAAAGTATATGGTGAAAATTCTAAAGAAGTACAGCAACTTGAGACAAAGCTAAATCAAGCTAAAACTACATTGAAGCAATTTGAGAATTCGTTACATAGCGTTGGTCAAAGTGGTTCACAAGCCGCAGATGGCATGGAGCAACTAGGTAAAAAGTTAGATTTGCACAACATGATGGAAGCTACTCAAATGCTAGAAGGAATGTCTCAACAATTAATTGAACTTGGCAAAGGTGTTATGGGTATAGCGATAGATTTTGATAGGTCTCAGAGGAAAATACAAGCTTCATTAGGATTGACAGCTAAGGGAGCTGAGAACCTCGGTAATATTTCAAAAGAAGTGTGGAAAAAGGGATTTGGTGAAAGTCTTGAAGAGGTAGATAATGCGCTTATAAAAGTCTATCAAAACATGAGGGACGTTCCGTATGATGAGTTGCAGATGGCATCTGAAGATGTTTTAACACTCGCTAAAGTCTACGATGTGGACTTAAATGAAGCCACTCGTGGTGCAGGACAAGTAATGAGCCAATTTGGATTATCTACTGAGAAAACATTTGATCTATTAGCAGCAGCTGCCCAAGAAGGTCTTAATTACTCAGATGAATTGTTTGACAACCTTTCAGAATATGTTCCCCTCTTCAAACAAGCAGGGTTCTCAGCTGAAGAGATGTTCACCATTCTTGCGAATGGAACACGTGACGGCGCTTATAATTTGGATTATATCAATGATACAGTTGCTGAATTCGGAAAGAAAGTACAAGACGGTTCAAAAGGAACTGCAGATGCTTTTGCTGGGCTTTCAAAAGAGACTCAAGGTGTTTGGAAAGCTTTTAACGATGGTAAAGCAACAGCCGCCGATGTGTTTAAAGCAGTAATAGGCGATTTAGGAAGCATGGATGACAAGGTAAAACAGAATCAAATTGGAGTTGGCTTGTTTGCTACTCGTTGGGAAGACATGGGTGCTAAAGCTGTATTAGGGCTTACTGATGTAAACGGTGGTCTTGGTGATGTAAATGGTCGTATGGATGAAATGAAAAAGCTTCAAGAAGAATCACTTGGTCAGCAATTTCAAAGTGCATTGCGAGAAACACAAGCAGCATTAGAGCCCGTTGGAAAGAAACTTGCTGAATTAGCTAAAGATATTTTGCCACCAGTAGTAGAAGGAATTAAATTGCTAGTTGATTGGTTCACAAACTTACCAGGGCCAATTCAAAACTTTGCTTTTATTTTTGCTGGATTAGTAGCTGTAGTCGGTACTTTGGCACCAATCATTGCAGTGGTCGTAGCATCGGTTGGTGTATTAGGTACAACACTTGGAGTAGTTATCGGTGTTATCGCTGGAGTAGCGGCTGTAATAGCCGGTGTTATTTGGGCAATACAAAATTGGGGGCAGATAACCGATTGGCTTTCTGAAAAGTGGACCCAATTTAAAGATTGGTTTGGCGAATTGTGGGATAGTATAGTTCAAACTTGTGAAGATGCTTGGTCCTCCACAGTGGATTATTTTTCAAATGCCTGGTCTTCTTTCTTAGATATGGTAAATGAGTTCTTCGAACCGATTGCTCAGTTCTTTAGTGAATTGTGGACAGGGATTTCTGATACGGCATCTGAAATTTGGACTGGTATTACGGATTTCTTTTCAAAAACGTGGTCTTCATTTTTAGAATTAGCAAATAGCATATTGTCTCCTATTGGTGAGTTCTTTAGTAATCTATGGACTGGCATTGTCGAAACAGCATCTGAATTGTGGGGGACATTAGTACAAAAATGGCAAGAAACCTGGAATACGATACTTACAGTCTTAGATCCAATTATTTCGGCAGTTTCTACCGTTTTAGAAGCAGGATGGCTATTGATACAAGCGGGTACACAAATTGCCTGGGCTGCAATAAGTAAATACATTATTGAACCGATTCAAAAGGCTTATAAAGAAGTAAAAGAGAAGATTAGTGAGCTAGCAACTTGGTTAAGTAATAATTGGGAACTTATAAAAGCCGCGGCACAGATTGCTTGGGATTTATTGAAGCAATATATTGTAAAGCCAATTCAAGATGCTTGGAATACCGTAAAAGAGAAGATTAGTGAGCTAATCTCCTGGTTAAATTCACAGTGGGAAACTATAAAGTCCTATACGTCCGCAGCTTGGAGTTTGGTAAAACAGTATGTAATTCAACCAGTCCAAGATTTGTGGAATACAACGAAACAAAAACTTGGAGAATTAGCAAATTGGATATTACAAAACTGGGAAAAAATCAAATCATATACACTTTCAGCCTGGAATACGGTGAAAAAATATGTGATTGATCCAGTGGTTGAAGCGTATAATCAGGCCAAACAAAAATTTACTGATTTATATAACGCAGCTAAAGAGAAATTTGATTCTGTGAAGAATACTGCGAAAGAAAAATTTGATGCAGCAAAGAGATTTATTATTGATCCAATAAAAGATGCTGTAGATAAAGTGAAGGGATTTATTGATAAAATCAAAGGGTTTTTCAGTGATTTGAAATTAAAGATTCCTAAACCGGAAATGCCTAAAATGCCACATTTTAGTTTAGAAACTAGCACGAGAAATATTTTAGGTAAAGATATTACGTATCCTTCTGGTATTGGTATAAAATGGCGTGCAAAAGGCGGTATTTTTACTCGACCAACCATATTTGGAATGAATGGTGGACAGTTCCAAGGAGCAGGTGAAGCAGGACCGGAGGGTGTATTACCATTAAATAAAAAGACATTAGGTGCGATTGGTGAAGGGATTGCAGCAACGATGTCTACTGAACCGACTGTAATTAATATTTATAATCCTTCAGTGAGGAATGATCGTGATATCGAACAAATGGTGGAAAAAATTGATGATGCACTTGCTAAAAAAGGTCAATCATTAAATATCGGTATAGGGAGGACTTCACGTGCTTGATATTAGAATAGACGATAAATTAGGCCGGTTCTACCATGTTTGTATGGTAGATCGTCCTAATATCCCTAGCGCTGTAGAAAAGGTGGAATTTATCGATATTCCAGGTAGGGAAAACGGCTCTTTAACTAAGAAAAATGGTTACGAAGATGTAGAATTCACGATTAATTTTAATTCATTGGAAGATGAGAACATAAAACCGTTGTTGCGTAAAATTAAAAAGTGGTTACGAAACGCTAAAATCCTTTCATTTACTGATGACAACGTTTATAGAAAAATCAAAAGTGTGGCCATAGGAAATATTGATAATCAGCTTGAAGAATACGGACAGTTTGAAGTTACATTTAAGTCCGATCCATTTGAATATATTATTGAGCAACCTATTGATCTAACAATGCCGATGACTGTTATGAACTACGGAACACTTCATTCATTACCGAAATTCACTATTACAGGCAGTGGGACAGTGACTATATACGTAAATGGACTAGCTTTCCAGATTAAAGATATTGTAAATCCAGTCGTTGTTGATTCCGATTTGTTGTTATGTTATTCGGGCAGTTTTCCAATGAATAATAAAATGATCGGGAATTTCCCTATTTTGAAAGAAGGCGAGAATGAAATATTGTGGACAGGTACAGTCTCTAAAATAGAATTAGAGGTTAGGGGACGATATGTTTGATTAAACTTTTTAAACCAGATGAAACAGACTTTCTACACAATGGTATCGGCATTTTAAGCGATGCGGTTCATGAAGCTACTGTACAAGAAGACTTGAATGGTGTTTACGTATTATCGTTCAAATATCCGTTATTCTCTCCACATGGATTAGATATAAAAGGTCAGAGTTTGATACAAGTACCAACGCCAGATGGAGAACAATTATTCAGGGTAGCGAATCCATCGCCTTCAATGGGGATTGTAAGTGTATTTTGTTATCATGTTTTCTACGATTTGATTGATAATTTCTTAGAAGATACAAATATAGTAGGTAAAACAGGATTAGGAGCGCTTGTGCAATTAAAAGGTGCTCTACAATATCCTAGTCGATTTAATTTCTTCAGTGATATAGGTAAAACTAACAATGCACGTTTAGTTAGAATGAATCCGATTGAAGCGATGCTAGATACGGGAAAGGATAACAGTTTCTTAAACCGTTGGGGTGGAGAATTAAAAAGGGATAATTTCAATGTAAATATTTTGGGAAAACGCGGAATGGATCGCGGCGTTAAAATCCAACATAAAAAAGATTTATTAGGATACGAAGCCAGCGTAGACTGGCAAAGTCCTATCACTAAAATAATGCCAATTGGCTTTGATGGGTTGCTCCTTCCTGAAAAGTATGTAACGAGCGTAAATGTGGACAAATACGTTAATCCTAAAATTAAAACAGTGGCATTCGAAAACGTTAAAGCTGCTATAGGTGATTACGTAGATGATGAAGATGCTATACCGTTGGAAGATGCATATGCTTTATTGAGACAAAAAGCACGAGCGATGTTCGAAGTAGACCATGTGGATCAACCATTGGCGACATACAGAGTTAGTTTTCAAGAGCTATCCCAAACAGAAGAATATAAAGATTATGCTGTTTTACAATCCGTTTATATGGGCGATACAGTAACAGTCGAACATAATGAAGACGGGATATACATTCAAGCTAAAGTTATATCTTATAAATACGATCCTGTAAAAGAAAGATACATTGATATAACGCTTGGCAATTTTAAAGATTCATTTACTAGCAAAACGAACAAGATTGATAAAATTCAAGATGACGTTTTAAATATAACAACTGATATTAACACAGGTTTAGGCGATGCTGATGAAAGGTTAAAGAAGTTAAGAGAAGATTTAACAACTACGAATGGTAATTTAAATACGACTAATAGCAATCTAAATACTACAAACGGGAAATTAAACACTACAAATGGTAAAGTCGGAGATTTAGAAACAGGACTAGGTACAACAAACTCTAACTTGAATATCACAAACGGCAAAGTAGGAGATTTGGAAACTGGATTAGGTCAAACGAATAATAATTTGACTAATACGAAAAAAGATCTAAATACTACTAAAGAAGATTTAAGCAATACAAAGACAGACTTAAATAAAACTAAAGAAGATTTGAACAATACCAAAAATAAGGTTACTGATTTAGAAGGACAAGTTAAGGATTTAGGCCCGAACATATTACAACAAGCTAAACAAAACGCAACTGATTTAATTAACAGTGGTTTCGGTTCTTACGTTCGCGTTTATCCAGATCGTATTTTAATCATGGATACGAACAGTGAAATGACTGCAAAAAAAGTGTGGCAATGGAATGTTAATGGGTTGGGGTATTCTTCTCAAGGTGTAAACGGTCCGTACGGAGTCGCGATCACAAAAGACGGCTCAATAGTAGCGGACTTTATAAAAACCGGTACACTGGACGCTGGAATGATTAGAACAGGCTTCAATGAATATGGAAATAGTATAAAAATGATGCCTGAAGGTTTACAGTCAACTGTAAACAACGTAAAACGAATGGAACTAGATAATTTAGGTCGACTTATGATATATGACGCCGATGCTACTCGAATTGGAAGTTTAGGGTATCAGTATAGAGTTTCAGATAATTCAAAAGGCGTTACCATGAACATTACACCTGGACGATATTTAAGTTTTTCTATTTATAATCCAGTTACCGAACTCCATGATCCGAACTTTGAAATAGTCGATGCAACTACAACGTACGGAACTAAGGGTATATTTGCATGGCGCGATATGTGGTTGAATTCGAGACAGTTAGTTCTTTCTGATGCGAATTTAGGGGTCAAAAAAAATTACATTCAAGAGTTATTGTATTCGGACAGTAATACTAAACGTTTATCGCTGATTTCAGATACTGGAATGGACTTTGTATTAAGGAATAACAATGTAAACACGGCCTATGCGGGTATGGACGCGAATAAATTCTACACTTATAAAACATTGTTTGCTTACAAGGGAATTATTTTTGACGAAAACGGAACGCGTTTTAAAGGCGGAATAGACAAAGATGTGACAGGAACGTTAACTATTTCGAATGAAGGGACAACGCAATTTTTATATAAAGAAGGAGAATACGCACATGTTCTAATGGAGTTGAACGCCAGGGATAGAATACGAGCAAGGGTTGCTTTAGATATGAGCGGGAACAGTATAATCAACGCTAATATACAAAGTACCTTATCCAATGCTAACGCGCCGCAACCCGCTTCATTTGCAAGAATGTCAGCGCCAAAACCGGTTGAAAAAGATATGTTCGCGACTATGAATTCGAGTGAAACTTTTACCCACATAGGTAATGGATCAACTGTGGACGGAAAAGCCGTTATTAATCTTCCTATCTTCTTACAAAATGAAACAGAAAAATACCATGTGTTCATTAGCAAATATGGACAAGGTGACATTTGGGTTTCCGAACGGACGGGAACTTTTTTTATTGTGGAAAGCGAAAATGATATTGAATTCTCTTATGAAATTAAAATAGTAAAAGAAGAACCTGTATTCGAAGCATTTAGCTTTAGAAGTGCTACTAAACGTAAATCTAGTATTTTTGATAGAAATACAAGTTCAGTAGTGAAAACAGAAGATGACTTTAAAATTGATCCTAATGAGGGGGGGATAAGACAATATGAAAATTAAACTGGTATTGGACATAAACAAAACTCAACAAGCGCAATTAAACGCGGTCGTAACGGGTCGGCAAGGAGATAAAGCAACCGTAACTGTAAATGTATTCGTTGTGGATGGCGGCGTTCCTTATAATTTAACTGGTAATACAATTTATTATGAAGGATTGAAACCGAACAACGCTTATGTTCGTGATACTTCAGGCGTTAAAATAATCAATGCTACACAAGGTAATTTCGAATATACATTCAGACCAGAAACGTTTGGTGTAGCCGGTGTTGGGAAAAGATCATATTTCTCAATTGAACAGGGTGGAACGGTACGGGCTTCAACACAAGATTTCGGACTAGTAACATTAGCTGATGCGATGACAGGCCATACAATGAGCGGCCCATATATTTCTGAATTGGAAGAGTTAATTCAACAAGCGCAATTGCTAGTCGATGATATTAACAGTAGATGGACGGCTATTAATACACAATTAACTCAACTGCAAAATAAATTGAACGGAATGGACGTTGTGAAACGTAGCGGCGATACTATGACGGGTAACTTAAATTTCCAAACTAAAGACGGCGCGAAAATGTTGCAATGGTACAACGATCAAACTCAACTAGGAAGACTTGTTTTTCACCCTTCGGGATTAGTTGAATGGTTTGGAAGAAATGGTGCAACCGAAACGGGTGCTTGGAATTATTCTCCGGCTACAAATACATTTAACGTTGTATCAAACACAAACCTTGTCAAAAAAACGGAAGCATACACGGAACTTGTACAACCTAATGGGGACACTATCAATATTAACGGACAAAATTTAGATTCTCTACAAAAACCCGGCTCATATGGTGGTAACAATTTAGGTAGCTCACCGGACGGAACAACGGCGTTCTTCTATGTAGATGTTGTTCGATATTCCGATAGAAGCTATGTTAAACAAATTGCTACAGTCTTAGCAGGAACTCGTGCATTTACATGGACTAGAAAAATGACAGGTGCAAACGTTTGGAACGCTTGGGACAGACATGCATTAAATGACGATGTTCTCAAAAAAGCAGGAGACACTGCAACAGGTAATATGACTTTCAATGGCGTTACTAATTTAAGAAACAATGTAGAGCATGTATTACAAGCTAATACCGACAAAGGTGTATCAATTGTAATAAATGACTCACAGAGTAAGTGGTCAGTTGGTCCGAAGATGGCAGGTGCAGTTGATTGGCAAAAAGAACTTACATTGAATCTTAATACAGGAGTAGTCACAGTTGCAGCATTATCTACGAAACTGGACGGTTCAACTACTATTCCGTTATCGGCAGAAGCTACAGGACCGGATGTTAACTATCCGTTGATGACTATTCGAAGAAATAGTACCGTGGAGTTAAAGGGTGCAGTAGTACTTAATGCAAATGCTACAGGCGTAATAGTAGCGACTCTTCCATCCGATTTAAGACCGACAGGTGGCAACCGTTCTATCTATACTCCTACGTCGGACGGAACGGCAATGGTGCAAGTATTTATCAACGGTACTACAGGAGCGGTCGCTCTAAGCACTAATGCAAAAGGTAAACGGGTAGACTTCACATTAACTTATTTAGTTTAACCTATCTAGTAATAGGAGGAATATAAATGCGACAATATGGATATTGTTACGATACAAACGGAAAGTTCACTGAAATGATCCCTTTAAATGAGAAACCAATTTACGAAAAACAAACGTTCCACCGAGAGGAACAAAAGGAGATCGTCACAGAAGAGAAGCTATGCTCGTTGCACCAATCCGTAGTAGATGGTACGTATGAAGGTGAAGAAGATCCAATCGACAAGCACGATTGCCCGGATTGCGTAATGTACAAGGTAGAGTATGAAACTGTTCAAGTGCCTTATGAAGAAAATGTAATTGTAGGGTACGAACCTGACATCCCTGCTAACTGTACTTTGGAAGTTTGTCCCGATGGTATTTATTATCCTATATTCACAAATGGTAAATGGGTAAAAACAGTCGAACTAAAACCTGAAGAACCGAAACCTGAAGAACCTTCAGAGATAGAACAAATAAAAAAGCAAATGGAGTTAATGCAGAAGGCTTTAGATGAATTGATTATGGGATAAAAGGGGTGATGATATATGGCTGAATACATGGCGCAACGAGTAATTGATGAAGTTTATACGTATATAGTTGTTATCACCAAAATGAAAGCTTACAAAGAAAGAATCGATAAATATTTAACTGACAATGGAAGAGAAGATTTAATTACGGATGGCGCACAATAGTGGGCCTTTTATTTTTGAAAAAAATACGATTTTTATAACAAAGAGGGGCGATTTCGCTGCTCTTTTTATTTTGGGGAGATGAGAACAATGGAGGATGCAATTTTCAATTCAATGATGCAACAAGGAGCATTCGCAGCATTATTCGTGTGGATGCTTTTTACTACGCAAAAAAAGAATGAACAGCGTGAAGAGCAGTATCAAAAAGTTATTGAAAAGAACCAGGGTGTAATTGAAGAACAAGCAAAAGCCTTTAGTTCATTAGCAAATGATGTATCAGATATCAAACAAAAAATTATGGGGAATGGTGATGTAAAATGAAAAAATCTATTAAAGTATTAAGTTCAGTTGCAACGGCTTCTATTATTCTATTAACATCTGTAGGAAGTGTTTTTGCTGATAGAGAAATGATTATTCCAGATTTACCAAAGCAAGGATATAGATATGGTGTCGGTGCATATGAGGGGGTAGTTGCACATTCCACAGCGACACCAGAAGCACCTGCTATCAATATTAGAAATTATGAAGCTAGAACATGGAGAAATGCTTTTGTGCATTATGCAACGGATTGGGAGGAAAATATTCAAATTGCATCTACTAAGTATCGTGCATGGGGTGCAGGTCCAGCGGCAAATGCTAGGTTTGTACATGTAGAACTTTCCGAAACTAGTGACCCTATTAAATTCAAAAAATCGTATGAAAGATATGTAAAGTTGCTTGCAAAAATCTTAAAAGATAGAAATATCCATCCAAGTGTTGGGCTATGGACTCATAAAGATATCACTTACAAATTAGGTGGTACAGATCATGAGGACCCAATACAATATCTAAAGAGTCATGGTGTATCAGAATCCCAATTTAGAAACGACGTTTTAAAGGCTTATAATGGTGATTCTGTATCAGTTAAACCAAAACCACAAGAACCATCTGAAAGTGTAACAGAAGCAAGTGGTGTAGCTTATATTGATGGTCAAAATGTAAACCTTCGGTCTGGACCATCCACAAGCAATGATGTTATCCGTAAACTACAAAAAGGTGAATCATATAAAGTTTGGGGTAAAGTAGGAAACTGGTTAAATCTTGGAGGGAATCAGTGGATTTATAACGATACATCATACATTCGCTATAAAGAAGAATCTTCATCTGTGGAAGGTAAACGTGTAGTTTCTAAAGTGAATGACTTACGATTCTATTCAAAAGCTTCCTGGTCTGATAGAGATGTTGCAGGAACTGTCGATGAAGGTTTAGGATTCACTATCATAGATAAAGTATCTGTAAATGGCTCGCAGCAGTATAAAGTGAAGAATAGTAGAGGTAATGTGTTCTATATTACAGCTAGTTCTTATTATGTAAAAATTAAATAATAAGCATAAAAAGGGCCGGCTCTTAATTGAGTCGGCTTTTTTTATTTCATTTGAACCTTTTTTGCGTATTTCGTATTGTGTTTTCAATAAGATCGATATTATTATCGGTTATTTCTATACCATTTTTCAGTAAATGTTTATGGAAATTTGGATCGGAAATAATCTCTAATGGCTTTCTAATATCAGCTCTGCTAGTAATATATTTTTCAATTATACCAGGGGGATAGTTTAATTCATCCGAATAATGAAGCGGGAAATCTCTAGTTGCAGCAACTTCTCTTTTAACATGACCTATTTCATTTCTTAGTGTCATTAATTCGTCTAAAATTATTTGATTAACATCTGAAACAGCTTCTTGGTTTAGGGTCGGGATTTTAAATTGACCAAAGTTCCCTAAAAAAGTAGAATAATTAGGATCGCTTTGAGATTTCTCATAAGTTATTTTAATTCTTGAAGCCAATTGGTTTTTAAACTCTACAATCTTTTTAAACCTTAAATCTTTAGGGTAAATTAAGTGTTCAATAACTCCTGTATCGAAAATAAAGTCTGTGACATCATCTTTAATAATAATGGTAGGTTTATCAAAGGTTAATCGCATGCCTAGTTCAAACATCACATTAGGGTTTCTACCGCTAATGTCGCAGATAACAATGTCAGCATTAAAAAGATTTTGAATTATTCTTTTATGAATAATATCTATTTCACCATCGGAATTACTTACTATTTCAGTTTTGAAGTTAATTCCATTAACTTGTTTGGTAGCTTCTGTAATGATACTTTTTACTTCAGCCCAATGATCAGCGGTATAACCATCCATTGGAGCGATTGGCATGATTATACCACAATGTTTCTCAACTTCTGGTGTTACTTTTTTTTCAGTGTCTTGTGTGTTTATTTTCATAGATTTATCCCCTTTTATTACAAATCAGAAATTCTTCTAACTTGTTTTTCCTTATTCTTTAAACTTCTCTTGTATTGTTTGAAGTCTTCTTTATCCACATAAAACTGCTCACCTGTAGCTACATTCTTTACTAATCGTGTTTTCATAAAAAAGAATTTTGTATAATAGTAAACTAAAAATGCCACTAAAGAAAAAGTGAAGGTTGGAATAAATAGAATAACCGCAACGATTATTAATGCAACATCTACAGATGAATATATTGGCTTTAATACTAAACGTTTCCCAGTTGCAGCTTGAGCTTGTTCTAATTGTTGCATACGTTGTAGCGATGCTAAAGTATCATAGCTCATGAAAAAACTCCTCCTACTTATTTGTTCATTTTACTTAAAGATTTATCCATTTGGCGTTCGTTTGCTTGTGTAGCACTACTTGTTGCATTTTCTACGCCACGGTAGTTGTATTTAGAGTTTTGCCAGAAATCGAAAGCAAAATCTTTTAATGGCTTTTCTGATGCGTTGCTATCAACAACTTGTGATTTGAAAATATTTGTTAACATGTACTCATGGTTAGAGATATCTTTAATATAATTTTTATCTTTATATTCTTTAATGATTTCATTACCAAACTGTTTAACTTCATCGCTAGATGGTTTGTAATCGTGAGCATATTTACTTACTTCATCAAACTTTTCAGTTGTAGATTTATCACTGGATGCTACTTCTTTAATTTTATTTCCCCAGTCAACTGTTTTAACATTTTCTTTTGCGGCAGCTAGTTCTTGTTCAAGCTGTTCTTTATTCATCAGCAATCCAAAGTCTAAAATAGTATCTACTTTACCGTCATTAAACAGTATGTAAACATATCCATCTTTTGTTGCACCATCCAATGCAGGATATTTATATTCAACAAGTGATGTATTGTATTGATTAACGTTTTCTTCTCCTTTTCCGCCTACAATTTTCTCAACCTCTTCCATACTCATTCCTTTTTTAATCTGTTTAAATTCTTCTTTAGAAATTTTTCCATCAGCAGTACTATTAGTAGTACTACCGGCAGTATTATCAGCAGTACTACACGCTGAAATTAATATCACCGTAAGGGATATCGACATTAAAAAAAATAGTGATTTCTTTACCAATATTTCTTCCTCCTAATATATATTCTAGAATTTAGTATAGCAGATAAATAAATGTATTTTAAGGAAGAGATTGGGATAAAGGTTATATTTAGAATTTTATACGTGCAAGTTCCCCATAAATTCCTTATCAAAATAGAACTTGTCCATTAATTTATTTACAATTCCGTTGAAATAGGCGAATTTACCTTTCTTCATTTTTACTCCGGATTTAATTTTCATAACAAACTCTTTAATAGCTTTTAAGCCAATAGTAAGTTCTTGATCTTTAGTAAATGCTTTATCACCTGTAGAGAAGTTAATAGTTTTATTACACTGTCTTACGACCTTCCACAGTTCTTGAATTGTTTTAGATTCATGATAAAAAGAGCTAACTAAAGAAACAAAACGTTTTGGTACCCAGTGAGCAACGAAATCAGCTTGTTCAATATTCTCTTCTGGAGTATTGCTATTCTCATTACTATTACGTTTGTTTTTATCTTTTATATTTTGTTTTAAGGAAACAGGGGTTGTTTTAATGGTAGGACACTTTGTAGGACTTTTTGTATCTACCTTGTTGGACACTTCTTCCACAATCGGTTGAATGATAATAGCATTTGAAGTTTGAAGCATATCTTTTGTGCGCTTCATTGCTACCTGTTTAACCATCTTTAGATCCACAAGTTTCTTCATTAAACGTTGTACAGTTTTATATGAAACTTCCATCATGTCAGCGATAGAATTTTTGCATAGGAAACTAACACCTATATATTTGCAGCTATGGCGCTTTAAAATTTCAAGTAATGTAATTAGTTTAGTTTGTACATCGGTACGCTTAATAGCCATACGGATAGAATCTCTGTATGCACGAATAGTTTTATTTAGTTCTTCCACCTCTTTAAAGGATGATAAGTTACGGAAGGTTTCTTTACTTGCTATAATATCGATTTGTCTCTTCAT